GTAAACCGTGGTGCAGGCGGCGTCGGCTCCTGCTGGCGGGCACTCGGCTGCTTGGGCTCCTGCACCGGCTCCTGCACCGGCTCCTGGTGGGCAGAGGCCGTCTGCTTGGGTTCGTCGCTCTGCGGCGCAGTTTGGCCCTGGCCGCGGGGCTTCATGAGATCCTTCATTTGCTTGGGCATGTTCTGAAACTCCTTCATGCGATTGGATTGCAGCGATGCGGCCGCGGTGAGCGGCTCGGCGAGTTGATCGGCGAAACCACGTTCCACCGCTTCAGGGCCGGTAAGCCACGTCTCATCCGCGAGAAGTTCGCGAATGACATCGTCACTCAAGCCGGTTTTCTTGGTGTATGCGCTGACAAGATTGCTTTCCACTTTGTCGAGAAGATCGGCATAACGCCGCATCTCGTCAGCATCCCCACCCTGGATTCCCCAAGGGCGATGAACCATCATCATGGCATTCTCGGGAATTGTGATGGTGTCGGCTGCCATGGCAACAACGCTTCCCATGCTGGCAGCCAAACCGTCGATTGTTGCCTCAACCCGGGCTGGGTGATTCACCAAAAGGTTGTAGATTGCCATCCCTTCAAACACATCACCGCCTGGGCTGTGAATGTGAAGGTCGATCAGAGATACATCAGCGTACATCTTCAGCTCATCGCTGAATTCTCGAGCCGTGATTCCCCAACCGCCAATCTCATCGTAGATGGCGATCTCAGCGACGCCGCGGCGCACATTCCTGATTTTGTACCATCGTTTTTCCGGCACCGAATCAATCGGTGTCAGAGCCTTCGGCGTCATCATCGCCTTTGCTTTGTTCGGCATCATCGCCTCCTGAATAGTGCTCGTGATAAGCATCAGAGCTGAACACCAGCCCGCGTTCCCGGTTGTGCTGGATTTCTGCCTCTCGCTGGCGCTTGAGCTCCTGTGGGTTGCGACCTCGAGCGCGCGCCAACTCTGCCTCATCAGCGCCACCCATCTTGATCATTTCACGCCACCCATCAGCCTCCTTTTTGGGATCAATCCAAGGCATGACCGGGCCATTGTAAATGGCGTTGTTTAGCGTGCGAGGATCAAGATTGGCCGGAACCTTCAACAAGCCTGATGCGATCGCAACTTGGAGCCAATCGCGATAAACACGGCGACTGAAAGAGTCTATAAACTCTCTCTGAAGCAGCTCATATCCCTGCTGAGACTCCACCAACTCTTGACGCTGCGCAGAGTAGGTTCCATTGTAATCTCTGCTTGCTGTGCTGTAGCCCAAGCGCGTTCCTGAAGCAACGGCGCGCATCATGGCGGTCCTGAAGCCTTCCAGCAAAGATGAAGGGCGATTGCTCTCAATCATCCCGACATCCTCGCCAGGCAGCAACCCATCAAACACCATACCCGGCGCAACAGGTATCGAGCGAGGATCAGAACCTTGATTTCCATTCATGTTGTAAAAGGTTGGATCGCCCTTTTTGATGTACATCGTCAGGGCAGCGGCCAAGCGAGCAGCCACCCGCTCGCTCTCTTCATAATCCTTGATATCGGCGAGGCGACGCAAGACCGAATGAAGAGTGGTGACGCCGCGGCTTTGGCCGATGCGCTTGCGATTCGCGAGGTGAATCATAGACTCAGCAGGAACAAACTTTGTTCCCGTTCTAAAGTCAAAGCGGCGCAGATCGCCCGGGTGGTGCTTGAATACGTGGTAGCCGCGCACCCGGCGCCAAGTGTTTCGCTCAACGCCAGCGTAAATGCCCTGGGCAGGATCATCATAATCCAAAGGCAGATAGTCAGCCTCCAGAAGCTCGAGGGCGTAGGGCACCTCAGTCAGATGCTCATATAGAGCCACCCGGCCGCGTATCTCCTGGGCAAGCACCTCGCCGTCCCGAAGCCAGCTGCGACAAACCAGACGCTCCATCTGCGGCCGGCTCAACTCTCCGGACGCCTCTGGAGCCAACGACCACTCTGCCCAAAGATCCTTAATCTGCGCAGCAAAGTCGGACATCACTTGGCCTTGGTTGTCAATTGGCATTGGCTCAACACCGATGCCATGTGAACCTATGACGCGCTCCTCAAGCCGGTCAAATATGCCAGTTACCAGATCGTGATTTTCATCCAACCAGCGGGCCTGCTCGCGCAGCGACTTGCCGGCGAGCTGCACAGCAAGATCGCCGGAGCGGGGCTCGCGTTGGGCTTTGTGATTGCGATTGGGCCGCGCAGCCTCATACGCTTGAAGGGCGTGCCGCGCCGCTTGGCGTCGCAACGCCCAACCCGGCGCAATGCCTGCTATGGCCTTGTCGATCAGATTGGTCATTCGAACCTCGTGAGGGCGTAGCCGGGCTGGCCGCTTGTTGCGATCTTCTCGCGATTCAATTTGCGCTCCCACTCTTTGCGCCCGGCGCGAATCTGAGCCAAATCCTGAAGCATGACCTGGCGACCTTGGAACATGAAATGGCGGCCTTCAAGCGCCGCGATCTCAGCTTGGGTGTAATAATCTACCATCTGCTGGGCGGTGCTCATAGCCAGCCTCCTTCTCCGGTTTGCAGCCAGCCGCCGCCCGGGGGCTGGGCCGGGGGCGCAGAATGATTAATTTCTGGCCTTTTCTGAATGAGCTCAGGCTCATCATCCAAGTTCAACCCAAATCGCTGCTGGCTGATTCGNAAAGCTGCGATGGCGTAAACAAAGCAGTCCAGCGCCTCATTTCTGCGCCCATCAGACTCCCAACGATAAACACGCCGACCGCGCTCAATCTTTGCAACCTTGGCTTCTGCGGTGATCTGCTTCAACTCATCTTCATCGCAGATCTCATCATTCACCGGAAAGTGAACGCACCCAGAGACAAGTTGCCCGGGCTGTGGCTGGATCTTCAGACGATTGTAGATGAGTTCCTTTGCATTGTCGGTCCCGACTTCAGTCAAAAATACGCCTTTTGCGTTGCGCCTCCTGGGGAAGTTGGCGATGGGCTTGCCGTAAACATTCGCCCCTTTCAGCGGGATCACCCACATGATGCCGTGCTGCTTGCTCTGGGCGTAAACTTCGTCAGTGTAGTGGCCGCCCGAATCCCAGCCCCATCGCGTCACCTGCAACAAAGCGCCGTCGCTGCGCTGGTACGATTTATGGAGTTTTTGACCAACCTTTCGCTTTAGTTCTGGCCCGGCCGGGTCGCCGTAAAGTATCCAGCGATCAACCAGCCAAGACTCTTCATCAGGACCAAACGCCCAAACACGACCTTCATAGCGATCATCCTGGGTGTCAATTCCACCAAGCAACGCAGTGGCAGCTTCAGGAACTTCTGAATAGACTTCACGGCGACCGTAAAGCAACTCCCAGTCCAGCCGCTCGCCCATCTCATCTTCCCAAGTCTCGCCAAGCGTCGTGTTGACAAAAGTCTTGAGCTTGCCCGGTGTGGCCTTCGCTTTCAAAAAGGCGCGTACAATTCGCTCCCAAGTTGTAAATGGAGAGAGAATTGTCCACAATTGAAATGACACGGCGTCTGGCGCNGCTATTTGAACTCCTTCAGAGTCAAACCAGTCAATTCCATTCCGCGTGAAAATGCCCGTCTCAACGCAGCGCCAGACGCCGGATGCCATTCCATGCGGCGCTTCATCGCTCTGAATCTCATGCTGCTTTATTACGCAGCCGTTATGCTCACATTGATAGAACACGGTCTCTGGCTTGTCTTTGTCCCACTTGATTCCAAAGGTCGTGTCTGGCCCGCCCCACTTCAAAATCTGCTCCTCTCTGCAATGAGGGCAGGGAACGTGATACTGCAGCAAATGAGTCGACTCGCTTGCTGCCGCTTCAATTTGGCACCGGCCGCGCGTTTTTGGCGTTGAGCCGCGGACTGACTTGGGGAATGTTGAGCCCTCAATCCGCTTGTCGCCCAGAAAAGTTGGCGAGCCTTCGCCCTCGATGTCAGCATCAAAGGCAGCAAGCTCATCATAAATCACCGCATCCACAGACTTCTCACGATAGTTGCGAGCAGCCTTCCCGCCGTGAACAAAAATCTGCTTGCCATTTGAAAAGCGCTTTGCTGAAAGCGTATTGTCCCGATGCTTGATGCCGTACCAAGGCGCCAGTTCCTTGACAGCCGGAACGTCGCGCACCATCGTATCCAGATGGGTCTTCATGAAGCCTTCAGCATCAGAGTCAGTCGGCGAAAACGTCAATATGTTGCGCTTTTTGTGCTCAAGCAAATAGCCTGTGGCAGCCAAGAGCATTTTGGTGTAGCCAAGCCGCGCCGACTTGATAACGTTGACGATGTTGATCTCATCATTGCCCATGGCATTGAGAATCGCAACTTGAAATGGAAGTGTCTTCCACTTGCCTTCGTGGTAGCTCGACTCACTCGACAAATAAAAGTTTTCATCAGCCCACTCTACAGCAGTGAGCGGCTCTGGGCGATGGAGCCCCAAAAGCCCGTTGCGCACCGCCTTGGCCCACTCATTAGCCTGAGCAGCCGAAACCTTTTTCCTTTCAACTTCTGATCTTGTCGTGGTATTCATCCAGTTGCCCCGGAATTGACTCGCCCAGGCTTGATGCGGCATTCCTTGCTTTGGCCAACTCACGAGTCAGAGTGTCGATGTGCCTGGCCTCAAGATCGGGGTGCTTACGCTTCATCGCCAAAGGCAGAGTGTCAAAAATCGTAGCAAGTTGCGCCGACAGTTTTGAAAGGCTGTAGATTGCAAACTCAACAGGAACAACAAGGCGAGAGTTCAATTCATTCTTCTGTTGCTGGCCGATGCGCCGCTCACGAGTGAGCAGATAGTCTTCCTTTTCCCGCTTTTGGTTTAGCAGCTCGCCATCTTCTGCTTCCTCATTGCGAACCTGGCCCTTTGCCTGGCCGCGGATGTAGCGGATGTAGGCCATTCGACAGTCATCAAGGTTGTAGCCGCCGCGCCCCTTCGATGCTGGAATCACGCCACTTTGGAGAAGATAGCGCACGTTGCGATCGGTAAGGTCCAGGTGCTCGGCCACTTCTCTCTGAGTAGCCATTCATAACCTCTCGATAAGTCTGGTGAAAAAGGAATCAACACAAATTGCAAAAATCTTGTAAATAGCGGAATTCCGGGCCTCCGCGTCCC